GGGTTGTTGTTGCTCCCTCGTGAGCGATTCTGAAGGAGATTCCATCATGGGTCCTGACCCGAACGCGCCCGCAACCGGGACGCAAACCCTGGCGGGCGCGACGCCTGCCACTGCCACGCCGCCAACCTCACAAACCACATCGACCTCGCAAACGTCATCAACCATATCGGCGCCCCCGGCGTCGTCCGCGATGGACGACAAGTTGGGTGAGCCGGGGTTGAAGGCGTTGCAGGCTGAGCGGGACGCCCGGGCGAAAGCCGAGGCCGCCTTAGCGGCATTGGAGAAGCAGGTGGCCGACTCGAAACTGACCGCCGAGCAGAAAGCGGCCGCCGACCTGAAAGCCGCCCAAGACCTGGCTGCCGCAGCCGCCGCGAAGGCGTTGCGGTACGAGGTGGCTGCCGCCAAAGGGCTCGACCTGGCGCTCGCGCCCCGGCTGGCCGGGACGACCCAGGCCGAACTGGAGGCCGACGCCGACGCGCTGAAGGCGCTGGTCGGCGTCCAGGCGCCCAAGCCGGGCGTGCCACGGCCGGACCCATCCGCCGGAAAAGGTGGTAGCGACGGCCAGCCCGGCTCGGTCACGTCTGGTGCCGGGCTGTATCAGCAGCGGCATGCGAAGAAAACCACTTGATCCCAAAATAAGGAAGGAGGGGCACCATGCCCCGTCTCACCACCGAATCGTTCGGTGCTGTCGACGACATGTCCTGGCTCGGATCGGCGCACGGACTTAGGAACGCGCGCACCGAGACTCTCGACCCGTCGACATTCATCAAAGCAACTCACTATCCCAACGGCTACATTCCGTCCGGCATGCCGGTCGCGAAGGTCGGCGGGAAGCTCGTCCCCTACGACCCGTCCGAGACGGCCGTCACGGGTGCAGGCGTGCTGGCCGGGTTCGTCCTGACCAACCAGAAGATCGTCGGCGCCAGCCCGATCGCTGTGCCAGTGCTCGACCACGGACGCGTCAAGGTCGCCAATCTGCCTGTGGCGTTCGCGCCACCGGTGGCGTCCGGGAAGTCCGCCAACACCACCTTCGTGTGGATCGTCTGAGGAGGCCGACATGGCAACGACTCTGTGGAGTGAACTGATCACGCCAGCCGAACTGACGGGCTACGCCCGCGCGGCTTTGGAGGACTACGAGGCATCCAAGGGCACGCTGGCCGCTTTCCTGCCGAACCGCGAAGTCCCCGACATCGAGGCACGGTTCATTAAGGGCAACAAAGGCCTGGTCGAAGAGGCGTCGTTCCGGGCGTTCGACGCCGAGCCCGAGGAGGGCTCGCGGGAGCCGCGTTCGCGGGTGCGGATCGAGCTGCCCGCCATCGGCCAGACGCTGAAAGTGTCGGAGTGGGCGCAGCTACGCGCCCGGAACGCCACCGACGACGAGATCCGCAACCAGGTGTTGCGGGACGCCGAGCAGGTCGTGCGTGCGATCGCCGATCGTATTGAGCGCCTGCGGGGCACGGTCCTGGTGACCGGCAAGGCGACGATCGACCAGGAGAACTTCGCCATCGAGGACGACTTCGGCCGTTCGGCGTCGCACACGGTGACGGCTCCGCAGTTGTGGGACGACGCCAGCGTCGACCGCCTGTCATACTTGGAGACGTTGCTGGACGTGTACCGGGACACGAACGGCGAGGAGCCGGGCGCGTTGGTCATGTCTCAACGCGTGCTGCGTGCGCTCGCCACCGGCGACCAATTCAAGACCGTGTTCACCGGCGGCGGGACGCGCGATGCGACCCAGGAGCAGGTGTTCAACACGCTGTCGTCGGCGGGCCTACCGCCGGTGACGATCTATGACCGGAAGACGCGCGGTGGTCGGGTCATCCCGAACAATGTGCTGATGCTGCTGCCGGCGGCGGTCTCGCCGACAGATTGGCAGGGAACCGATCTCGGCGCGACGTTCTGGGGTCAGACACTGACGTCGATGGACGACCGCTACAAGCTGGCGCCGTCGGAGCAGCCCGGTATTGTCGTCGGCTTGTTCCGTGGCGACCGTCCGCCGATGGCCGGGGAGACGATCGCGGATGCGATCGCCGAGCCGGTGCTCGCGAATGCGGATCTGTCGCTCGTCGCGACCGTTCTGGCGGCCTGAGCATGGCGACGCTGTCGGCGAACGTCGTGGTCCGGGATCCGCGAACCGGTGAGCCAGTGGCGCTGCCAGCCGGGTCGGCGCTGCCCGCATGGGCGGCACCCCTGGTTGACACTCATGTGCTCAGTCCAGACGTGTCCGCAGACGCCCGCAAGGCTGTGCGCGGCCCGGCCAAGACTGGCGCGCCGAAGGACTGACGGGGAGGGGCGTGTCGATGCTCGACTGGCAAGACGTCCAGCGGACGCTGGGACGATCCCTCACGGACGCCGAGAGAGTCCAAGCCGACATGTGGATCGGGGACACCCTGATGCTGATTGAGGCCCGTCTGGGCGATCCAGACGGGCTCAACCAGAAAGCGGTCAGCTTCGTCGTCCGCGAGGCTGTAGCACGCCGCATCAAATCCCCAGACAATGAGCGGCAGGTGTCGGTCACGGTGGACGATGCGACGGTCGCCAGAACGTTCGCATCCTCGTCGGGCCAGATCGAAATCTTGCCTGAGTGGTGGGAACTGCTGGCCGCGTCGACCGCCCGCCCTTCGCGGGAGGCGTTCAGCGTCACGCCGGCCTACCGTCCCGGTCATGCTTGGCGTCCGAAGACTGCCGGGTGGTGGACGACGTGATCGGCGACGAGGTTGCGGACGTCCTGTTGCAGATGCGCGCCCAAGCGGAGTCGCTCATGCGGGACACGGTGCGGATCGTGCGTCCCGGCCAGCCGGTCACCGACCCGGACACGGGCCAGGTGACCGTCCCCACGACGGTCCTGTATGAGGGCTGCGGCAAGGTACAGACCACCGCAGCCCAAGGGGTCGCTGCGGCCGATGTCGGCGGCGAATTCCCGACGGTGACCCGGCTGACGATCCATGTGCCTGTCGGTGTCGCCGACTGCCTGCCGGGTGATGTGGCCGAAGTGGTCGCGTCCGTCGGCGGTATGGCGGGCCGCAAGTTCCGCATCCTCGAACGGATGCCGCAGAAAACCTGGTCGACCGCGTTCCGGTTCCCAGTGGAGGAGGTCACCTGATGGCTGACGGATTCACCATCGACACCCACGAGCTGAAGGCGTTCGCTGTGACGCTCGACCAGGCGCCCGCCAAGGCGATCCGGGACGTCGAGGCGACTATGGAGAAAGCCGCCTACCGGATCAAAGCGTTCATGAAGGACAGGTTCAGGGCGCGCACGCATTTCCGGGCGACGGCCAACTCTGTGTCCTACGACCGGTTCGGGTTCACAAGCATCCGCTATGAGATCGGCCCGACGATCGGCGACGCCGGCTCGCTGGGTGGCATTGCTGTCGAGGGTGGGGCGAACGGGGGCGGCGGGACGGTCAAAATCGACGACCTACTAGAACCGGAACTGCCCGCCCTGGAGAAGTATCTTTCCGAGGCGATGTTGAAGGCGATGTCGTGAGCGTCCTGCATTTGCGGGCCGCAGTCCGCCAGCTGCTGCCCGACGGGATCACGATTTTCGACGGGCAGGTGGACGAAACCCCAGCCACCCCGTGGCTGGTGCTGTCGATGTCCGTGCCGGACGTCGAAACGTCCGAAGGTGTGGGCCCGCTGGGCCGCACCGCGACGCTGACGGTCACCGTGTCCGGCTCGACCGAGGGCCAAACACTGTATTGGGCGGCCCGTGTCGACCAGGCGCTGATCGGTGCCCGCGTCCAAGCTCCGGGCTGGGCGGCCGGTGCGATCACGCCGGGCGACCGGACCGGCCCGTATGCGGCCGGTTTGACCGCGACCGACACGAACTTGCGCTACCAGGTGGCCCGGATGGGCTACCACTGCACCTACTCGCCAATCCCCGGCCAGGAGGAATGATGTTCATCCGTGTGAAAGACCCGTCGACCGGGCATGAGTTCGACGTGCCCGAAGGGTCGGCGCTGCTCACTCGCGGGCTTGTGCGGCTTGTGGAACGTCCCGGCCGCTGGCCGGCGTCCCGCATGGCCCGCCCGCCGAAATATGCGGCCATGAGCCGACGGGCCCACAAGCCGACAATGGGCGACACGCCCGACCAGACCACCACTGAGGAGAGTGAAAACAATGGCTGATACTAACCTGCCGTCGACCCCTGCCGATGGCAACGTCAAGACGGTGCTCGTGCCCGCGATCAAAGATTTGAAGGCGCCGACGAAACAGGAGGCGACGGCCGTCACAGCTGTCGACATCTCATGCTACCTCACGCGCGGCGGCTTCCCATTGGCGATCGAGCAGGCCACGATCAACGACGAACGCGAGTGCGATACGACGGTTCGCACCCAGCCGGGGGTGAAAACCCCGTCGCTGAAAATCACTGGCATCGACAACACGAATACCCCCTACGAGCAGGACCACAACGAGCTTGCGGAGGCCCTCACTGAGGGCTCGGAGTGGTGCTTCATCCGCCGCTACGGCAAGCCCCACACCGTGGAGTTGACGTCGGGCGACCGGGTGGAGACCGGCCGGTTCAAGGTCGGCTTGCGCACGTCGGTCGCACCGGAGGCGAACTCGACGATCCGCTCGGAGTGGAACGTTTTCATGAGTGGCGCGGAGACTGAGGCGAAGATCGCCGTCTGATGACGCCTGCCGGGCCGCGAAGGGGTCGCCTCCCCTGGGGCGCGGCCCGGCAGTGCACTGCATCCATCCCCGCGAGGCGTCCCCACAAGGAGGCAACATGATCACGATCAAACGTCCACGCCAGACGGTCCCACTGGTCACCGACCTGGCGCTGGCGGCGGCCCACCATCAGGCCGACGAGGCGCTGATGCGCGCCCAAGCGGACGCGTTGGCATCCCCGATGGAGAACACGTCCGGCATCCGGGAAGCGTCCGGGAAGGTCCGCGAACTGGAGGCCGCGATGCGCGCATCGACGCTCCTGGTGACCCTGGAGGCGCTGCCCCGGAAAGTGTGGGCGGAGTTCGTCGCCGCGAATCCGCCACGCGACGGCGACGCGAACGACGAGGCGGTCGGGTTCAACATCGACGGTTGCGGCGACATCATCGGCCAATCGATCACAGACGTGACCGACACTGCCGGCCACCCAGCCGACGAGTTCGACTGGGCACAGATCCGTGACGAGTTGACGCTGGGCCAGTGGCACGATTTCGCGATCGCCGTCGCCACGATCAACAACAACACTGAGCCCCCTTTCTCGCAGGCCGCATTGCTCGCGACGCGGCTCTACGAGCTGACCTCGAAACCTGCGAACGGCTAGGGCTCTCCTACCGGAGGTTCTGCGGCTGGGAGCCGGCGACCATCTGGTCGCGCGGCCCGGACGGACGGGTCACATCCCACCCGGAGCCGGAATGGGACGACACCGAACGGGAATGGATGCGGGCGCTCACCTGGTACCGGCGGGAGGAACGCTGCCCGGTGTGTGGCGGCCCAGCCTGGCTGTGCCAGGCGCCGGACGCCGAGAACGCATTCCGGGCGAACCCGCCCGTCCGCTGCCACCTGTCAACCGAAATCCAGCGCGCCCAGGATGAATACCTCGCCGGGGCGCACCAGCCACAAGAGCAGGCGCTCGTGTGGTCCGCGCGACACGCCTAGGGAGGTGAGCCATGGAACGGACGGTGAAGGTCGTCCTCGAAGCGATCGTGTCCGGCTTCACCGCGAAAATGGCGGCCGCGGCCGGATCTGTCAAGGCGTTCGACGCGCGCGTCCAGAAGTCGGTCAAGGATCACGGGCAGGCGTGGGGCACGATGAGCACCGGCCTGCTGGCTGTGGGCGCGGCGATCACGGGCGTGGGTGTTGCGGCGATGAAAACCGGCATCGACTACAACGCATTGCAGCAGAAATCCCGGGCGGCATTGAAGACGATTCTGGGCTCGGCGGAGGCAGCGAACGCCCAAATGGACAAGTTGGACGTGTTCGCCCGCACATCCCCGTTCGCGAAACAGGTTTTCATCACCGCCCAGCAGCAGATGTTGGCGTTCGGAGTCGCGACCGAACAGGTCATCCCCTACCTGTCGGCTTTGGATAACGCGGTCGCGGCGGCGGGCGGCAGCAACGACGACATCGCCGAGTTGGCGTTCATCATGGCGAAGGTCACCGCGGCGGGAAAGATCACCAGCCGCGAACTGATCCAGTTCGGCCAGCACGGTATCGATGCGGCGGGACTGATCGCCGAGGCGATGGGCAAGACCGGGCCGGAAATCCGGCAGGCGATCACTTCCAACGCTCTCAGCGGGCAGGAGGCGATGGACGCTCTAGCGAAGGGGATGAGCACCAAGTTCGCGGGCGCCTCAGCGAATGTAAAAACGACCTGGGACGGGGCGATGGACCGGGTGAAAGGCGCCTGGCGTGATCTGGGGTCGCTGCTGGCCGAACCACTGGTCGGTAAGAGCGGTGGCGGGTTCGCTGTCGATCTGGCGAACCAGTTGGCGACCGTGACACGGGCGTTCATCGCACTGCCCGCGCCGGTGCAAACCGCCGTCACAGTGATCGCCGGGGCCGCTGGGGCGTTGACGCTGGCGGGCGGCACAGCGATGAAAATCATTCCGAAAATCCAGGGCCTGTTCAAGGCGATGGACACTCTGACCAACGATTTCCCGAAGTTGGGGAGGGCCGCCAAGATCGGCGGTATCGCGCTGGGCGCGGTCGGTGCGGCGATGGGGGTCGCGGCGATCGCGTTCGGGATTTGGGCGAACAAGCAGGCCGAGGCGCAGGCGCGGACCGCGGCCTTCTCTGAGACGTTGAAAGTCCAAAACGGGGTAGCGTCAGAGACAGCGGACACGTGGTCGAGTGTCACCAAGACACTCACCGAAACCAAGACGGGCTTCATGGGCCTTGGGCCGTCCTACGCTGACGTCGCCCAGGCCGCCGGCTTGTCGGTGGCTGACGTGACGCGCGCGATCCAGGGGCAGGCTGGCGCGCTCGACAACCTCAAGGCAAAACTGTCCGCATACGAGCAGGCCAATCTCAACAACTACGGCGTGTCGACGGTGGCGGGCGACACGAGGGCCCTGCTCGGCCTGGTCGGCGACATGACGGCGCAGCTTGCGGAGTCGAAGAAGCAGACCGAGCAGAAGGCCGAGGCGGACCGGCAGATGGCCCAGCAGGCCCATGGCGCGGCCGCCGGGTTTGCGGCGCTGCGCGGCGACGTCCGCGCTGAGGGTGACGCGGCAGACACAGCGCCGAT